TATCGTCTGCATCCAAGGGTCGTCTAAATGATACCAATTTTGCACAGTCTCAATTATTTGGAGCGCTTGCCGGAAAAAAGCCCGCAGATGTAACACAAAGAGATATATCTTCCGCCATGGGTTCCATTCAACAAGCTAACTTTTTGACCGGCGGCGGGACTCAGCGGTCTCTGGCTACCAACCTATACAATATAGGTCAAGGAGGTGGCAAAAAATTGGCGATAGCCGATCAACTTTACTTGGCTCAATTAACCAATCCTGAAGAACTTTTGGCTGATAAAGATTCGGCTGCACATAAACATTTTTTGAATCTTGTTGGTGGAGATGAAAATGCACTTTCAAGATTAGTTAATCCGACAGTTAGCTCTAATATAAGCGGTAAGTTTTCTGATTTGGCTATGGGTACAGGTAATAGAGATTTTGCAGAATTAGCTAACACTGAAAAACGAAAAGCCTTTATGACCGGGCTGGATAACAAAAATCCAGAAATTATGAAGAGATTTAATGCCATGGCTGTCTCTCTTGGTGTAAATGAGCGTTCTCAAGGGCTAAAACGAACTGACAAAGAAGTTGAAGCTGACTTACGCGCATATATGGGGTTTACACAGGATACAGTTAAAAACGGTAAATTGACTGACCAAAGCGCTCATACCACCGAACGCGGACTTTCTGCTACATATGCAGGAGCTGAAGCTAATAGGGACGCACAAAGAGGCAAAAAAGAAATAGCTGACGCCATCAAAGAAGCTATTAAAATGTCGGGTACGATGCAACAAAAGATGCTTGATGATCCTGACACCATGTTTAATAAAAATTTAGGGGATATGACCGCTGCAACAATCGGTATCTTGGCTTTCCTTGAGAATAAATTTGGAACGAAGTTTGACTTTAAATCAGGGAGTGAGACTTACATGTCTCAAGAATTGAATTTGATAAAAGAAAACAACAAGATAAATGCTCCCACCAAGGGTAGCGGCGCTATAGCTCCTCGAACCAAGTAATTTAAATGCCTAAAATATTCCAAATAAATAAAAATCAACCTGATTCTCAAGCAATGTCTCCGAGGGCAGTAATCGCCATTTTGCCTTTTGCGTTTACTGAAGTTTCTCCTATTCAGGTTATTACTCAAAATGAAGCAAAAGCTTCGGCAAGTGGCGATGACCCAAATAAAATGAAATTGCGCAGCCCTGAACCTTTGATAGCAGATCCTTCAGAGATTTTGGCTATGACCATAACTGATGATAAAAAATCACCAATAGGTACTTTATCGGCGACATTACAACCTTCAGTTTACAATTATCTTGAAGCGTGCAATCCGGGTGACTACATTTTTGCCTGGATTTGCCCAAATAAAACTACTGCCGAAGATTTAATGCAACAAATAAGAAAAGGTGCTGCTTGTAATGCCCCAAAATATGGTTTAAAATTCTTTGGAAAGATTTATTCCTGCGAAGAAACATTCCAAATGGATTCCGGAATAAAAGCTGTCCGGTATACATTATCAGCTCAATCTTTTGATTATTATCAGACCCAAGTTTTTAATACCCCTGAATCTCTGCCTTTCCAACAAACTCCTGCAGCGATGATTATGTATGCCAGGAATTTTTTCTCTAATATAGTTAACGGATTGACTAATTCTCAAAATGATGAAATATTCAAAAATATTACTTTTCAGGCGCAAGATCAGGTAAGTTATCTTCATCAGGCTTTTATGGGCGCAGGAACAAATGCCGCGACAGAGACTGACGGACTCTTTAAAGCTTGGGATAACATGTTCGCTGTGCCTCAAATTGTAGGGGCTTTATTTGGAAAAAATGAACAAAATCAAAATAATCCTAATCCTATAACTTTTTCTGACATAATGAATATCATAATAGGGGTTCAGACTTTCCAAAATGATTTCTCTGACGATGCCGTTATGGGTCCCGATTTCACCTTACAAACAGCGGCAACGACCGGTCAGCTTTTTCAGCCCTCTTCCGGCACAGAGCACAATATAAAAGGTATCCGTCTCATAAATATCACTCCAAGTATGAGAGGAACTATTTGGCAAATAATCAAAGAACATTCTAATCCTTTGGTTAATGAAATGTACACTACTTTAAGATTAGCGCCTGATAATAACAACATAATAGTTCCGACTTTTATTTGCAGACAGATACCTATGAGTTTTAATCAACCCGCCGACGATTTCAGCGTTACGTATTTTAATGACCTTCCAAGGTTTAGGATCGACAAAAGTAATATTATGTCATATTCATTAAATAAAAATAACGAATTAAGAATGAATATGTTCTTCGTCCAGCCTCTAGTGGCTGCCGATACAGGAAGTCAACTTTCACAGGATGCAATTAATCTAGCAAATGTGGGATACCAGATTGATGGGCAAGACGCAAGAAAACATGGGTTGCGTCCATTTATCAGTCAAGTCTATGAAAATTTTACAACTGATAAGGTCGCCAACAAAGAAGAATTAACAAATTATAGCAAATTCATAAGAGACATTAATGCAAATCTACATTTAAAGTTAAATGGAAATTTAATTACATGGGGAATAACAGATTTTATCTGTATAGGAGAGAATCTTCAATTAGGAGATGACTTGCTTTTTCATATAGAAAGGATTACTCATAGTTATGTTATACAAGGAGGACTGCCTATTTTCAGAACTGCTTTTGATTTGTCCCATGGAGTAGCTATAGATAATAAAACATTGGCACCAATTGGCGAAAAAGCACAATCTTCTAGCAGTCCGGATGAAGTGTATACAGAATTTAAACCTTCCTTTAACGTCTTTTCTCCATCAAAAAGTAAATCAGATTCATTAGCACAAGTGCGAGGCAATTCCTTTTCTTCAAAATCGGTCCCGAGTGATTCACAAGAGCAGCCTTTAGCTTTAGATAAAACAAACGGAGAAGAATAATGTCTGTAATCGTTCCTTCTTATTTAATGAACAATCATGACAATTTCTCTGAAATGGTTAATGAAAATCATTCATTAAAAATAGGCAGCGTTATAGATGTCGTTTTTCCTCAGGGGGGGGATCCAAATGCCGACCCGCCAATTCCTCCTAATCCTCCTTATCCTCTTTACACGGTCTTGGTAAAAGAAAAAGTTAATGGAGTTCTTGTTTCGATTCCATTTCCTAATTGTCTTTTAAAAGACATGTTTGGAAGCGTTCCTGATTTTTTGGAATATTCTTTAAGAAAAAGTGATTTTACTTCAGCACCGGCTGCCCCTGCCGGAAATAATACTGACGATTCAGATACTTTAGGCGAAACAGGTTCATTAAATCAATTAGGAAATCCTGCAAATGTCACGTCTCCTCCTTCAAATAGTTCATTATTAGGCGCAACTGTTTTAATAGAGTGTATTAATGGAAGTTCTTTTAATGCTATAATTTTGGGAGCAGTCAGAACGTTCAATCCGGAGATTGGATATTCACAAAATTATACACAAATTACAGATAAAACCGGAAAATATTTGATATTTAATTTTAACGGAATTAGTATTCAAATTAACGATGACGGCGAACTCTCTCTTGTAAGAAACGGACCTCAATCAAACGGAGGAAATACTTTATTACGAGACGCTAAAGGTAATGATTACGAAAAGGGAAATGAAGGATCAACTATAACTATAAATAAGTTAGGCGAAATCAGTATTTCTGCGGGAAATAATACCGAAGAGAATGGTAGCAATTTTAAATACACTCCTCAAATTTTACTAAAGAAGAATGGAGTAATTTCTATAGCATCAGGTCAAGAAAACGACCAAACAGATTTGCCTAACAATTCTATTGTAATAAATAAAGATGGGTCAATTGAAATTACAATTGATAACGGTGACAATCTTAAATTAAACGGAAAAAATGATGACGCGACTTTGACTTTGGGTTCAGGAACGTATACTGTCGCGGTGGCAGAGAAACTTCAACAGCTTTATAATCAATTATTAGCTCAGCTTCAAATTTTGACCGTTTCAACAGGCACGGGGCCTTCAGGTCCTCCTCTGAATGCGGCCGCATTTCCCGCTTGGGATAGTAGTATTAATAGTGCCGCTATGAAAATACCAAAATAATTATGGTCATGCTTTCATCAACATTAGCCTCATCTTTAGCTTCAAATCCCAATGTAGATAATGAAGCTGCAGCTATAACAAATTTTACAAACAGTTGGGTTACATACTTTAGCACGGCAACAGCAGGAGTTGTTCCTATAGTATCTCCTCTACTTCAAGGAACACCTGCGGCGGCAATGATAGGATCTATGACAGGATTGTCTCAAGCAAATAATGGCGCTAATGCTATAAGCTCAGGGATCACCGCTTTTTGGACCGCTATGATTCCTTTAGCTGCCACTCTATTTCCAACAGCTGTCAGCCTGACACCCCCTCCTGCCATTTCTACGATTGCCACAGCCTTAGTTCCGGTTTTTTTGGCTAACACTCAAGGTAATCTGGATGTGGCAACTTGCTATCAAAATATCGCCACGGCTTTAAATGCAATTAATATTGCTGGAGGTATCGCGGTATTGATAATTGCAAGTGTGCCGACCCCGACGCCCATCCTGTAATGATTTAATCCATCTTAATTTTTAATCTAAAGGACAATTTAAAGTGGCGATAGGCCCAGGCAGTCTTCCCGGTTCAGTTAACGGTAATTCTTATAATGCCATTAATGATACTTCAGGGAAAAATCTTTTACAATTCCTCCAAACTCAAAACTTTACTGTAAGTAATGAGAATTTGGACTTATTCACCATATCTGCATCCCCGATTGACAGTTCTTTGTGGTATAAACTACTACCTTACCGATTTCTATTATTAAAAGCCTCTCCAGGAGACCAAACAGGGCAGACACAGTATGATTTGGTGGGCACCTATGTCCTACCTATCGGACCTAACAATTTGTCCTACAACATCCCCTTTGCCGCCTTAAACACCCCTTTGGCTGATGGTATGTTGGTTGAGGTTAATGGTGCTCCTCTGCGAACTATTGAAATTTCAGGAACAACCGGATTTTTACCCTTCAGAGCCACCTCCGCCCCTTCTTCTGGAGGGTTTGGAGGACAAACTATCGCCGCTGCTTCCGCATTGGCAACTAATATTGGAAACCTGGGTGGCAATTCTCCAGCCGGGACTCCAAATGCTGATAATTCAGGATATGCTTTATTTCATAAATTACTTCAGTTTTTTGAAGTATGGGCTAACATTTCAAAAGATGCTACCAACAATAATCTTCGAATAGCTTTTGATTGTCCAAAAGATAATGTTACCTATTTAATTACCCCTAAATCCTTCGGTCTTGTCAGAGACGCTGACTCACCTATGATTTATCGATATTCAATCGGGCTTGAAGTTTGGGGTAAATGCTTAATTAGTGGCGTTACCGGAAAAGATAGACCTCTTCAGCCCAACTCACCTTTCAGTAATCCTTCAGTGCTGTCTCAAATTTTATCCGGTATTCAACAAGCCCAAAGAACTATTAATTTAGCAGCAAATGTTTTAACGGCTGTTCGTTCTGACGTTAACGCTGTTTTAGATGGTGTCAGACAAGTTGCATTGGGTATAAAAAGTATCTTAAATTTAGCAACAAATCTCATTGATATGCCTAATGCTGTAGTTCAAGGAGTGGCAGGTTCGTTGGCATCAAACTGGAATAATATTTCTGGAGCTGCAAATAATTTAGCCAAATCAAGTCAGATATTTGCAAAGACCAATTTTGGTAATAATTTTTTAAACGCTCTTAATCAGTATGGTTCACAAGGCAATCTTTTGCCAAGCAAATCTCCTTCGCCTAAAGTAGTCAATACAACCTCGGGCACCGCTGGAGGCTCAAATCCATCGGGTACAATTAAAGCTACAGGACGGGCTAATTTAAACAACCCGGCATCTGATTCACAAAACTCTAATCCTTATTCCAATCCTGCAGCCCAACTATCTAACATTTTAAGCGACAGAACTCAAAGTTTTGATTTATTAGCAAATATTAATCTTAATTCATTGAGTAATATTCCTCAATCCGCCCAAGCCAAAATTGACAGAGAGTATGCTACAGTTAACTCCTTCACAAGACTTAATTATCAAAATATCAGAGACCAGGTTAACACTCTTTCAAGAGCAATGAGCGCCTACTTCGGTCAGTCTACTCCTGACTACGACAAATACTATTCAGATGTGCCCAACAAAATAGGAATTCAGAACAATCAATTAAACCGCGCACAAATGGATATATTAATTGCTTTAAGACAAATAGCCCAGAATATTGATCAACTGTGCGCTCAAAATACCAATAACAAAGATAGTATCGATTTAAGTTTTAATTATGTAGGTAGTTTATTGGCAAGTTCCGGGGTTACTTTTTCTGAAAGTGCGAGCAAGTTTCAAGCGCCCGTTCCTTTCGGTATGAGTATGGCTCAAATTGCTAATTTGTACTTGGGCGATTTTGAACGAGTCAACGAAATCGTCACTCTAAATAATTTAATCCCTCCTTATATTGATGAAGACGGCAGTATTCAATTTTTAGAAGTTAATGGTTCGGGTAATAGTTTTGTTATTGCTGACGGAAGCAGTTTAATGCTAGATCAGGGGGTTATTTTAAGCAGTAATGTCATTAATCCATTTAGGGTGTTAATAAAGAAGATTTTGAAGATTAATGATACTGAATGGTTGATTACGGTTCAAAATAATGTAAGTCTGGATAATTTGAAGGTAAGCGATAAAGCGCAGGTTCAATATTTTCAGCCAGGTACTGTCAATAGTTCAAATATAATTTGGATTCCGAGTAATAATATTAATCTTCAAAATCTGCCAAGCAAAATAAAACCGATAACGTTTCTTCCTAATACTGACGGATTACAACAATTATCAAAAATTGATTTCCTTTTAACAACTGATAATGATTTAGCAATTAATGGCAATGGAGCAATAGGTTTAGCATCAGGGCTGGCAAATTTAAATCAAGCTTTGCGTATGAAAGTATTGACAGCAAAGGGTGGCAATTTTTTCCATCCAACTTACGGAGTGGGGGTGAATATTGGTCAGCCTGTATCGGCATCGCAAATCCCTCAAATAAAGACAAACTTCATTTCTGCAATTCAAGCAGACCCGCGATTTTCAGAAGTTTTAGGCTTAACAGTTTCACTCAAAAATGGTGTAGTAAGTTTGCAAGGTACCGTAACACTTTCTGCTGTCGGATCGAGTTTGCCGTTTAATTTTACGATTTAATTCCTCTTATTCTTTTAATAGCAATCCTTGAAATTTTGAAGGTACTCTTAATTAATGGCCAACAATCGAATTATTTTCCAGTCCTATGAAAACTTTTTACAGAAATCCATTCTGGCCTACCAATCGCGAATTGGGCTTGATGACGTAAATATCAATGCCGCCCTGCTCAGTTTGCTTGAAGTATCAGCACAAGCAGACTTTCAAATTCTCAGCCAACAAATCGCCGTTCTTGATGCAAGCGATATAGAACGTAGCAGTGGCAATGAACTTGATTTGATTGGAGCTGACAATGGGTGCTTCCGTTTACAGGCGAATTATACTTCTGGGCCGGCAACCATTATTGATAGCACATTTGTTAAAATCTCTACGCGCATTTATAGCGGCTTACCTTCTCCTATTCAGGGTACGACTACTCTGTTTGTAGATGACGCCTCACCATTCCCGACAACCGGCTCTGTAATTATCGGACGAGGTTCACCTGCCATAGAAACAGTTCCTTACAGTTCTGTTTCAAATCAGGGTACTTATTGGCAGATTAATCTTTCCAGTGCTATTAATAATAATCACGGACAGGGTGATTCCGTTATTGTCTCACAGGGTGGCAATCGTCAGGTTCCAGCAGGAACTAATATTTCAACGCCATTGTCAGCCGGTATTGCCCAGATTACTTTTAGAATCAATCAGACTGTATTTTTACCTGACGGAGAAAATGAACTTGACGGAGTCCCGGTTATAGCGGCGACAACCGGCTCTATTGGCAATATTCAACAGAATACTTTAACGGTTTTCAGTGCGGTTCCTTTTTCTGGCGCTACTATTACTAATCCAATTGCCTATACGAACGGCAGAAGTGTCGAAAGCGATTTTGATTATCGTGAGCGCATCAAAGAAACTCGCGCTGCGCGTTCATTAGGCATAGACCAGTCAATCATTAATAATGTAATTGGATTAACCTCTCCTGATGAATTAAAGCAAATATTGTCAGCAGCTATCACGGACGGAACCGCAACGCAACCGGCGGTCTTGACAATTGATGACGGAACGGGTTATGAGGCAACTTTTCTTGACATAGGTCTTGAAAATGTTCTCAACTCTGCAGAAGGTGGAGAACCCTTTCTTCAAACTCAATATTTCCCAATTTCAAAAGCCCGACTGGTTTCATTCGCTACAGAACCCTATAATTTATCTGGTGGTGAAATTTTAGCTATTTTGGTCGGAGGAACTCTTTCAGAGCATGTTTTTCAACCTACTGATTTTCAATTTCCCGGAGCAGCTACAGCCTATGAAGTAATTGCTTCTATCAATGCCGACGCTTCTTTGTTATATTCGGCACGGACTGTAAATAACGCCACCCAGGTATTATTGTTTGCTGTTAGTGACACTAATGAAACTTTACAGGTTACAGTTCCTTTTGATGGCACCGACGCTAATGATGTTTTAGTATTCCCTTCATTAGAGCAAAATACACTTTATCTATATAAAAACAATTTCCTTTTAAATAAAGATAGGACTATAGCTAAACTTACCAGCAATCCTTTTCCTTGGAATACCCCAGGAACTTCTTATGGGCTAACGTTATCAATTGACGGAACTTCAAATATAACGGTCACCTTTAACACAACCAATCTAACCCCTTTTACTCCCAATAATGCACCATTAGATACATGGGTAAGTGCATTCAATAGTACGGTACCCGGGATTACCGCTGTAAATCAAAATAATTTCTTGGTAATTTCATCAAATAAAGGTGCCGCCAACGGAGCTTCTGTTACCTTGGTTCCATCCCAAAGCACACTTTTAAATAACAATCAAGTATTTTTGAATTACTCTTCTACAGGGGCTGCCTCTGATTATACAGTTCGCAGAGCAAATGGACAAATTGAACTTGTTGTGCCTGCCGCACTTGACGATCAATATACATTAGGAACTGCTGATTTTAAAGCCCAGATTGTTTCAACTCCGTTCACTACTGGCGCGGTATCTATCACCTACTCGGGTACACCAAAAAGCGGCAGATTATGGAGCATTTTCGATAATACCGTAACAAACGTTCCTTTATCTCTTACGACCAATATCAGTATCTCTGTTGCTCAAAATTCCTCTTTCACTACTGTTTGGCGCTACACAGACTTATCAGGCGTGGGAATTTTTTCTAACGTTCAACAAGGTGATGACTTTATTACCTATGACCCCGCTTTTAATTATAGCGCCACACAAAATAATCAAGGCGGATATAAAGTTTGTAATTCATCTGCTACTTGGATTGAGGTAGAGAAAATCGGCGGACTTAATCAAACAGTCACTTTAACCAATATTGTAGCTAATACAGTTTACAGAAGTAGTGGGAGACTTGAGGAGATTGACGCAGCGACAGGTACGTACTCATTATTAGGATTAACTCAATTATTAACACCAGAAACGCTAGGTGGCACCTTTGATGTATACAAAAGCAATGATATAAGATTATCCACAAACACTCCTGACAGCACAGGTGTTTTGTCATTATTAGCTGCGGACAATGCTGCTCAAGGAATTAATTTATCAGCCACTTTAAACGAAATGAATCTTCCGATGCATTCGGCGTCTATAGTAGCCCAAAATACCGATTTAGGAACTCCTTTATTTGTTGATTATTATACCAACATCGCCGACACCACAAGCGCAATTTTAACTTTGAATTCTGCAGTTACGATTACCCCTGATGAAATGATAGTTTTTTTGCGCCAAACCTCGGTAACGAGATTAGGACAGAATCTGGGTAATTGGGCAGGAAATGCTCATTGGGTGACCAATAACACAACGGTAACTCTTGCAAACAAACTTCAAATAAAACCTTTCTTCTTTAATGATAGATTGTATAAATCACGGGGTTATGATTTTACAGGCAATGATGAAATGTTTGTTGTTTTGGATAATTCTCCGGACAATGAGAGATTCTCATTAAACTGTTTCAGAGATATTTCGGTTACGAGTTCGCCGGCTCCGACAGTCAACAGTTTTTCTGCCAATGACGGAGATGCTCAAAATCTATCTCTTACTTTAGGATTCGGCTCGGCATTTAATTTCAGTAATTATCGTTTATATGGTGCCGCTCGCGGCGTAGTGATTCCTGATAGTTCGAACAGCGCCTTCATAGTTAGAAGTGTTCCTTTTGGCAAAGCAGGAGAATTTTATCGTTTCGGGTTGCAGTATCCTTCTTCTGGCAATCAATCAACAACCTATTCTGTTAATACCTCTTCAAGCGTAGGAACTATAGATGTTAACGTGGTTCTTCCTTCGTCTGCAGCGCTTACTCCTAATTATGACGGAACTACTACCTTTAACGTGAATCTATCTGGAGTTTATAGCTACAATTCAGGGACGACTCCTAATTTTGCAAGCATGAGTGTGAGCGCCGGATATATTGTTAACATTAATGGCAATACTAGTTTTAGCTCAGCCAATCAAGGAACTTTTAGGGTTACAAATGTAACTGTAACAAATTTTACCGTTACTAATAATTCCGCCGTAACTAATACCAATGTAGCACTTAACGCAGCGGCTAATTTGTCATTTTATGCTATTGACGCGACAAATTCAACGGCGACAAATTTAGTTAGTTTTATAAATACCAACTTGACCAATTATATAACTGCTGCCTTAGGGGTAGGGGTCAATGGAACAGGAACAGTTAATAAAATCTTTTCAGATTTTTCTTCAGGCTCTACCCAGCCAGCATTCTCGTCTAATCTTATGCAATTAACGGATGGAGAAAATTGGGTCAAAAATGCCAATTTGACTTCATCTCCTCAATTTACCACTGAACGTAATTTTACATTAACTACGGCCTTTTATAATTTGGCAGGAGAAACTCTTAAATTAATCCCTTATACTACGCAACAATTAACAGCATTTTGGGATTCTCCCGCTTTTGGCGGAATTTCAAACTTCGGAATTATTAGCACCGGTAATCAAGGCGATGCGCTTTCGATTCAAAGTCTCCAATTCGGTTCAGTATCAGCGGTTCAAGTTGAGGGAGGAACGGGTAATGCAGTATTTGGTTCTGTGCTTAATAATAACGTATTTCTTGGTTCAAGTTATGAAAAAATTATAGTTCCTGCAGGAACAGTTCAAGGGACTCAAGGTAAATCCTGGATTAAACTTACCAGCTCAACAGGATTACCTAAAAATCTTGGTACGAGCGCCGGTACGATTTTTTACACCAAAACTCCCGCAACCTTAGGATTGTCGGGCGGCGGAAACTTTGTAGTTCAAAGAAGTAGCTCAATTAGTGCCAATACAAATATAATCGCAGAAAAAGAACAAAATTTCGCAGCATTTGCTTATACGGGATTGGGCAACGCTCCTAATTTTCAATGTACGCAAGGTGATTTTGCTGTAATTGGTGGAAATTTCTCATTGCAAAATCGTGGAACTTTTAGAGTAGCCAATTCTACCACTAAGACCTTCTGGATAGAAAATAGCTCATTTACTCCAGAAATAGTATTTTGTTCCGGGGCGACCGATATTCAATTTTATTCTGCAGACTCTTTTATGCCAGGAGATAGTGTTGTAATTTCTGGTGGAATTTTAAATAATCTTAACGACGGAACTTATACAGTGTTAAGTTCCGTCACAAATAGCCTACAAGTAGTTAGTTCTTTTGCTGTATCGACCACCGCAAGCTCAGGACCTAATTTCAGCAATGTGCAAGGATTTGATGCAGCCCCTATCAATATCTATAGAGAAGTTCAGACCACGGCATTACAAGAACCTGGGGCGCCAGCTGGGTATGGCAATCTGATTTTGACTAAATCAATTGCTCAATTATCAGGAAAGATCTCGCAACAGAATGGCTTTACGGTGCAAACATTAAATAAGCTAGGATTTAGCACGGATGTGGTGTTTGGTATTAATGGGTATTCGACCTATACCGGGTTAGTAAAATCCGCGAGTCTAGAAGTTTTCGGCGATCCGACATCACCAACAAGTTTTCCTGGATTAATTTCGCCGGGGTCATATTTAGAAATCGCAGCTCCGATCATAAAAAGAGTTGTTCTGTCATTAGCAGTAAGATTATCAACAGGGCTTTCATTGGCGGCGGTTCAATCTACGATACAAGACACCGTCACAGGACAAATAAATCGGCTGGCTGTCGGAACAGGATTGCCATTTTCGGATATCATTTCTGCGGTGAATGCCATATCAGGAGTTGTATCCGTCGTGGTCACGTTTCCCTCTTACACATCGACAAATGATGGGTTAACTGTAACCAGTCTAGAAAAATTACTTGTAATAAATGCTAGCGATATTTCTGTATCACAGTTGTCTTAATATGGTCAATCAACAATTTACTAATTCTAAAGCTTTTAATGATTTGCGGTCACTTTTACCCTCCGTTTTCCAGGGTCCAAATTTCAATGCAGTTTTGGCGGGGTTAGCAGAGGGAGACCAATTCAATCAAAATAATGCCACCGCCGTGTTTCAAAATTCATTTATATTAACAGCAGCGGGCACGAGTTTAGATGTACTTTTAGGCTCCAGGGGTTTCAGCAGACCGGATCTCTACGGCATAAGTGATGATTCATATAGAAATTTATGGATCAAAGGTTATAATTTTGCTAACAAGGTAGAAGGCATAGAAAATATTTTAAGTATCGGCTACCTTCCTGTTTATACGCTGCCCTCTGTTCTTTCAGGCATATCAGAGAATTACGATGTTTCTTTAGGCGGACAGCTTCAATTTTCAGTAGATGGAACTCCGGCCATAATTACTATTAACACTTCCAATTTTGATAATTCAACAAGTGTGACCGCTCAAGAGCTAGCCATGGAACTAACCTCTCTTTGCGAAGCTGGCAATATAAATGCTTTTTTTGAGGATTATTTTGACGAGACAACTAATACAATAAAAGTACGCCTTTATAGTCAAACTTTAGGACCTTCAGGCTCAATTCAGATTACGGGCGGACAAGTCCAAAATTATTTACAATTTAATTCTGCTATCACGAATACCCAAGATAATTCTACCCAGTATACAATTACTGTAAGCGGTGACACTGTAAAATGGGCTTGGACTGCTGGAACCAAACCTCCCTTGTCTGGATTAATCCCTGGCTACTCTTATGTGAACATTTATGGGACCGAGATTAATGCTCTTAATAGAGGTTCGTTTCCAATCACTGCAGCCGTCAATTCATCTTTAACTGACAGTTCCGGTTATTTTCAATATATCAGTACGATGTCATTTGCTCAAACCGTGACCCTTTCTTCGTCCAAATCAGTCCAATTTTTCAATCCCGTCAAAGAACGAGTTATGGATCAGAAAAGTTTTGCGACTATTTCTCAAATTAAGCCTAACAGCTCAACTGTTTATTTACCAGCTTCAACTGACATGCTTGAGCGAACTCCTACGACAGGCGGTAGTTTTTTAACTGATAACATTTATACACTTAATCACACTTCGGGAACATTTTTGCCTAACGAAAGCATTGTTGGAAGTGTCAGTCTGGCAAGTGGATGGGTTATATCCGGCAGCAATTTATCAACCTCGATATCATTAATTACAAATACTACCTTTACGACAAATGAATTAATCACAGGTCAAGAAAGTAATATAAGTTGCACCTTAAACACAATTACTTCATCTTTTGACCCTGTTGTCGTTGGACCGTTTGCTTTTGATCCGACACAGCCAGAGATAGTTAATTTCAGTTTAACCCTAGGACAAAGTATATTTCCTAATCAATCATTGACAGCAATTGTCGTTTCGAGCACACAGAATATCAGCCAGACTGGTTTTGTCTACGTGGGAGCTTCATTAGATACCTTTGAAGGACCTATAGGCTACAGTCTGGCTGTAGGGGACCTTTTGATAATTGACGCCTCTTACGTATTCCGATATTACCATGGAAGCGGTGAGTTGTTGAATTTGACCTTACAGAAGACACCGACCTCGTTGTTGGATTACGAAGGGATTGTTTACTCTGCCATATTAAGCGATGTGGCAAATACCCGGGCATTTTTAGAGAAAGTAATACAATTTGTGTATCCTGCAGGCATAGAGCTTAATTTAAAAATTGAATATCCCTTGGAAGGCGGGTTTATTAGTCAGGAATTAATTGAATATATCTATGGGGACGACAGTGATGCGATTCAAAATCTGTAAAGAGGTTAACTTTTAAACTATGGCCGGGGATGTGACAAATTCGTATGGTGCTTCAGACATTCTTCTTGTCTTTAATAAACAAACGTTTGGCATAGCCAATGAAATAAATTTTACCGTTGATTATAGCATTTCTGCACAAAATCAAATAGATAGTGTTCAGGCACGTGAATTTATACCCGGCTCCTATAAAGTCAGTGGACGTGTAGCTGGTTTTTTGGTACGAAGTGCATCTCTTGAACAGATAGGCGTGTTTACAAGCCAAGGTGCCAATTTAGTGACCCCTTATTTGTCAATGCAAATTCTCGATAGACGCAGTAATGCCGTCATATACACTTTCCCAAGTATAATGATTAGCGACATGAGCATCACGGGAAGGTCTAGCAGTTATATAATTGGTCAAGTTGGTATTTATAAAACT